CCTGTGGTTTGTCGGCTTTCATATATGACTGATTGTTTAATTTATCTCTGTACTGTATGCAGATATTAACATTTTCAAAGTAAATACCACCATTAACAATACCATTTAATGTGCAAGCAAGCATAAAGGCGGTCATTTGGCTATACTCCTAAGACTTTCCATTACTTTGTCTATGCTAGGCTCATTGCCATTAGGATTAAAAACACATTTGTACTGTTTAGGACAGCCAACCCTTATATCTGCAAATTCCATTTCATAGGTTTTATTAGCACCCTTATAAATACAAGCCATTTTATCTTTGAAAACTTTTTGCTTCATTAACCTGCAAGTGGTCATTTTGGGTTCTTTTATGATGCCTTGTCTGACTTTCTGGTCATATGTGTAATCTTTAGCTAATACTTTTACACTCACAACGATAAAAGCAATTACTAAACCAATGATGATAAACCCATATGCAACCCATTTAACAACCTCTAATATTTCTTCTTGTTCTTTTTTAGCTTTTAATCTGGCTTGTTTTTGAGCTTCTTTGGCTTGATTAATTCTATCGGCTCTTTCAGCCAATATAGAATCCCAAGCAGTAGCACCAAACCTAAGATTAATCATAGTTTTAAGTTCTTGCCTACGTTCTTCTAATAGTTTCCTATTAATAAAATCAGTTGCAGAATTTTCTACAGAGCCAAATTGTTCCTTTAATGATAGACCTTTACCTTGACCTTTATTCATCTGCTCTTCGCCCAGAAAAAAGCCGTCTATCTGTTTAGCAATATCTTTAATGTCGTTTACAGTACTTATGTTGCTCTTGATGAAATCTACTGACTTTTGAACTAGAGCTATACCAGTAAGGATTTCAGCAACTACCATATTTACCTCAAGAGTAGAGTAGCCATCATAATGATTAGAGTTCCTGCTGTAGCTATCATGATATGTTCAATACGTTTAATTCTTAAAATGGTTTCTTTCCATCTTTCAGCACATACAGCTTCATGAGTATCAATTTGGGATTTTACTTCACTGGCTTTGACCATTACTGCTCCTTTGCTTCTTCAATTCTATCAAAAGCTTCTTTGTTTTTTATTGACTGAATTAACTGATTAGTAAAACTGTTTTGTGCTGTTGTCACTTGGTCTAAATCAAATCTAATTTTAGCAGACTTAGCTTGCAGGTCTTTGATTTGTGCAATTAAATAATTTTCATTTTCATCTAACTCAGTAGGGTCATATTCTTGCCCATCAATGGTTATTACATTATTAGACATTACCAAGATACTCCACTTGCTGTTGTTGGATTAGCTAAAGCATCTATCTGACTAGCTATTCCTGCTTCTATTGATGTAACTTCATCTGCACCTAAAGCATCTTTAGCCCATCCTATAGCTTGTGCTTCAGTGATATCTGCATATGGTGTTGGTGTGCCTACAAGTGTTACACCGACTGTGCCATAAGCTGACCCTGTGTTTCCATCATCATCTTCATCTGTTGCTCTCCAATGCAAGACAGTCACAATATCTGTGTTATCTCCCTGCACTAAGTCTCTTTCCATATTTGCGATTGTCCAAGTTACTGCCATTTTATTGTCCTTTTATTTAAATAGCCGATATTATAAATGCTAGTAATTGATTATATCTAACACCTAATCTAGTTTTTTCTGTGTAGCCCTCAGTTGCTTCGTCTTTGGTATCCATATATGTGTAAGCATCTTTAGCTTCTATGCCATTTGCTTCATCAGCTACTACTGCATCTACACTTATTTCTTTTTGCCACCAAGTGTTAGACGTAAACATTGCATAATCACCTGCATCTAAACCCTCTGCTGTAAAAGCATCTTGTAAGTCTTGTGCTATAATACCAAAGTGAGTTCTTGCATTATCACCTTTTTCTGCGACTGAATCTATCCATCTAAACTTTCTCATAAGACCTTTAGCGACTACAGCTACTCTTTGTTCTGCATCACTTAGTTCTTCTATATCTTGCTTTTCGTTTCTATCTGATGTTTGGATTGTGGCATTGGTTGCATAGATGTCGTCAAACCTTACACTGCTTATGCCTAAATCAATAGCATTGTCTCTTGAAGCTCCATCTGTACCAACTGGAATAATAGCATCCCCTACATCATATGTTCTAATACCAGTATCATCAGTTGCCATATAAATGTCACCACCTTTAGCACCAATACTTCCTACAGTAGTGTTGTCTTTTCTAAGTTGTATAATATCACCATCCGAGCTTGTTCGGTTCGCTCTTATTGCTTCACCACCACTCCTTGTTGATGCAAATATACCATCAGCCCTTGCCTCTACACCTACAGTAGCAACTGATATAGCAGTTTTACCCACTAACAAGTTGCCTGAGATATCAATACGCATAGCTTCTGTGTTATTAGTTTCAAGGGTAATAGGGTTAGCCAAGAAGTTCTGTATTCGTAGTGCATCACTTGCATCATCATAAGTAAGAGAAGAAACTCTTGTACTTGAACTGTTTTCAAAGTTAAGCATTGCTCCTGCTGTGCCACCTTTAATTTCAAGAATTTTGAAGTTGGTAAAAGTAGAAGGCGATTGACCAATACCAACATTCTGACTAGCATCTATTGTAATCGCATCTGTTCCTGCTGTTACAAACTTTAATATGTCTGTACCACCTCTATAGATACCCATATTAGTATCTGAGTTAAATGTTAATGCAGGTGCTGAAACTGTTCCATCATCTAGCTGTAATGTGCCACTTAAAACGAATTTATCATTAGTTTGGTCTAATTCTGCGAACTTTATCCAAGCATCATTATCTTCATTTCTAATATACATGATATTGTTAGAGCTATCATACCACCACATATTAGCAAAAGTTGTGCTTGGTTCTGTTGCTCCAGAATTGTTTGTTGCTATTGCTTGTAATGCTGAGTTTAAATCCGCTCTAAAGGCAGGAAAACTTTGATTTGCAATTGTAAAATCATTTTGTGACATATTTTAACCTCATGATGCTAGTTCTCCGTATCCTCTTACCACATAATCAAAAGTTCTGTCTATTGTGGCATTTGAACTGTTAAAGAACTCTATTGTAAAACCAGTAGCACTTTTATTCGTTATAGCATAATAATCACCACTAGCCAAGTTACTAGCAGAAATTCCTACACCTTGTATTTCCTTAAAGGCAGGGCTAAAAGTTATAACCTTACCATTTGTATCAGTACCACTTGCTACATCTTTTTCTGAATAAACCCTTTCTGGCATATCCACTTGTACTGAAAGACCAGTTACTTTAGGTGTTGCTTCTACATCTTCACTTAATAAAACAGCCCTAAATTTAAAAGCCCTACCAGTATAATCACCAACATTAAATTTCTGAAAGCTAGAGTATGTGCCACTTATTGGGTCTCCGTTGGTTTTAGCTATTTGTAGCTGTACATTTACATCACCAAAGGTATCACCCCCATCAAACAAATCTTCTCTAGCATCAAAATTACCCTGTGCATCATCAAATAAATTTACATAGTCTTGTCTTTCCATAATAACTCTAGCAGTTATTCTACTACTATAAACACCACCAGTATCTATGTATGTGTCAAAGTCATATGTTCCCTCTGATAAAACTGTACCGCCACCACCATCAAATTTTCCTAAAGCATCATCAAAATCACCACTAAGGCTCTCAAATAGGGCTGTCTCTAGTATTAAAGCATCATCAATAACAACAACATCTGTTTTTGTGCCTGTAAAACTAGGGTCTTGTGTAGAACTTGCCACTAAATTTAGGTTTTTGACATTATTAATTAAAGCCACATTACTAGTTGCATTTAATGATTTTAAACCAATTTTATCCACAGACCTTACAAAATAAGTACCAGTTAGTGCAGGAACTGTTACTGTGTTTGCAGGTCGTGATACTTTATCAATTAAGGTTATGGCATTTGAAAATATTGCACCACTAGTTAAAGGGCTGTGTCTAATTATGTAATGTGACAAATCTAAATCTGGTACTGGTGTCCAACTTAAATGGGCTTCAGTTCCAATTATATTTACTTGAAAGTTTGTTACATCAGCAGGTGGTGCAGTTTTACCGACAACTTGGTGTTGTGCTGATATAAACACAGACCTACTAATAGATGAGACTGACCTTGCTCTAACATCATAAACAGCATTATCTTCTACGTTTGCTAATTCAAAATTAGAACTCGCACCCCTACCCAAGTTGATATATTTTGTGTCCGTACTTTTCTTAGCTTGCACCTCAAAATCTACTATGAATAAATCTGAAGCACTTACCTCAACTGTTAAAACACTAATAGCTTCTTCATTTAAAGCTCTTAATTCATCAGAAACTGTTATAACTGGTGCTTGAACATTAAATGGATTTGGTAAAACTGTATCTGGTATTTCCGCTACTTCTGGCTGTGTTCCAAAAGTATAATAACTATCTTGATGTTCTGAAAGCTGTAAACTAACTGTATGGTCTGAATTTATAGTTAATCCTTGAACCCTAAAAGGTTTTGCAGAAAATGCAGGAGTTGCATGAGTAATATTAACTATATCGCCTATTGATAAATCTAATGCTGTTGCATCCGCTTTAAGACTTACATCTAAACTTGACCTTGAACGTCTTAATATAATTTCAGCCATTTCTTGAGCTTGGTAAGGATTTGTCAACATAGAAAAATCAAATCTACCCTCTAATAACAAACCACCATCAGCAGTTTTCATAGTTTCAAATTGGTCTTCGGTATCTAATCCTGTTTCATCAACTGGTGGAAATTGTACTGTATCTGATTGATAATTTTTATTTGGATTTATCCAACTTACAATAACTCTATTATATCTTGAGTTTTTATTTTTACTTGTAATTGTAATGCCGCCAATAATATTATCTTCTGTTAGAGTAATAGAAGCCGAACCAGTATCCTCAACTAATATTTTATATTTACCAGAAGAAAAATTTAAATATGACCTTGAACCCCTTACAAATCCTTGCACATTTTCAATAGCTTTTCTTGAAGTATCTACCACAATATTACTATTCATTAAATCAATCTGACTAGCACCACTAAATGGGGTTATTTGTGTTTCACATACGTCTGAAGCTGTTTGCCAATCTGCAAAGTTACTATCAAAATAACTATCAGTTATCCCCATACCAAATCTATCATTTCTTAAATAATCTAATAGTTGAAGTGTTGGATTATCAGAATATGCCCAAGTAGAGCTATCATTTTGCCTATGGCTACCACTACCACCTGTAACAGTACTATCTAATCTTGGGTCATAAACTTTTTTTCCTTTTACGATTGCTTGAACTTGAGGTAAAGAGCCAAATTTATCAGCGTTCCATGTAAACCTAAATGCTAAATATGCTAACCCTCTTAATCTATGGCTCTCAGACCATGAATTAAGTGGTGTTAACAAACTAGATGCTGTTTGTGTATCCGAACCATAAAAAGGCTGTACAGCTATTAAACTATTATTATTTTCTTCATCATAAAAATTTTCATCTGTGCTATTTACACCTCTTATAATACCATTTCCTAAATCGCCATTCCAAATTACTTCTTTATCATTAACAAATATTTTAGTTACATTATCTATTTCGCCCTCACACAAAACTAAAACAGTATATAAATTTTGATTGTTTCCACTAGTTTGCAAAAAAACTATATTGCCACCTACTTTTCTAGTTCCATAAATAATTGGTAAATGAGCATTAGCAGTTAGTTTATTAATCAAAACCCCTTTTGCTTGCTGTTCAGCATAAAGTTCACCAAAATCTGGTATATCTGGCATTGGAATTAACCAACTGATAACATCTTCGACAATATCTACAATGACATCAACAATATCCTCGACAATATCGGTAATGGCATCAACTATGTCGCTTATAAAACCACACACTTACTTCATTCTCCAATTACTGCCCATATTTTCAAAACCAAGTTTTTCAAAAACTTTATCAATTTTTAATCCTGTAGTAACACTTAAAACTATAGGTAAATCATGTGCAATTTTCTTAACACTATTGATTATTGTTTTGACCAATTTAAAATTTCTAAAATTTTTCTTAATATAAAGCACTTGAATATTAATCATTTGTTGCTTG